CTCGGCTGCCGCCGCCTCCGCGTCCGTATCTACTATATTTTCATCGTAATTAGGATTTTCTATATCAGGATCGTCAGGATTTTCTATATCAGGATCGTCAGGATTTTCTATATCAGGATCGTCAGGGTCAAATTTGCGCTCCCCAGAAGCGTCACTTACATTTGTCGCGGTGGCCGTTGTGTCGCTTACGGTCGAGTTGCTTGAACCTATGACACTGCCTGAGGCGTCAGAGACAGTAGTGGGCGTTACGTCAGGCACAACCGTAGTTCCTGGTTTGCTTGAACCTATGACACTGCCTGAGGCGCCAGAGACAGTCGTGGGCGTTACGTCAGTAGTTCCTGGATTGCTTGCGCGGAGTGTATAGACCCTTTTCTTATTGACTGTATTGATATCAGGGATACTCACTTCCGGCTGTAATGCGTAGTATTTATTTACTAAGTCAAAGGTATCTCTACTTTTATAAGGGACTTTAATTGTTGCGTCCTTGTTTGTAATTTTGTTTTTAATTTTGTACCTCACTTCGTCTCTGACGTTATTGATATCTTGTTGCGCTTGAAGGGCCAGATCCTTTTGGGAATCTGTCGCGTCGCGATTTTTGTCTTCATGAAACCTTTTAGAGGCACTTCTATAAAACAATTCAAATGCTTTCAAATTCTCAAAAATGTTTGCGTGCTCCGGTTCCTTAATGTCATTGAATATGTCGTTTATTTTTTTTTCTTGTTCCTCATTTATCGACTTATGTTTAAAGTCTATATTCGTAATGTTCCACTTATTTAATTTCTGGTTCCAATAGTGATCAGTTGGGGCATTCTTGATTTTTTCCAAAACATGCTTGCCTTCGTCGCGGGTTTTTATTAGTAAATCATACATTTCTTGTTCATTACCTGCGGCGTTGGTAGCGCTATTGTTCACTGCTATCTTTAGCTTTTCGACTGTGTTGGAGAATTGCAAGAATTTGTGGCCGCTATACTGCGCATAATGGTCGAGCGCTTCGACGGCTTTTAGCACAGTCTGTGCGTGTATTGTGCTCCGAACGTTAGATGAGCTTGGGATTGGTTGGTCATCGGGCTCAGTTTCTGCGAAATTTTCGGTTGCTTCGTTCAACTTTTTATCAAAATCATTGTCAATATATATATTGTGAAGATTCCTAGGATAGCACGGTGAATCGCTTTCGCTTAAAAATTCGACCGCCGGACACGACTTTGCCCACTTTCGCAGGATCAGAAAGCCCACCCTTTTTGTCATTTGATCTTGACCCATTGCAAAGTACTTGGTTAACTCTCCTGCGGTGCTTCTTATGATGCGGAAGGTGTCAAAAAGTAGCAACGTGCGTTGGTCACATCCAATACGAGCAACCTTCGCCCAAATATTCGTTGAGTATCCTTTTCTAACTTTGTCTGTATAAATTGCGGAACACAGAACTGTTTGCACGAGCGAGGCGATAGCATACGTCGACCCATGCTGATACACATTTTCGACGAGGACAAGGTACTTACGGTAACGCATATACGCCGCCGAACCTACCGCGGCACCTTTGACAACTATGTTCAAGATATGCGCAAGCTTTTGTGATATTACTCGAACGAACTGTTTTAGATCGGTCTTAGTGCCTCGCAAAATCATGTTTTCTAATGCGTTTGCGTTCGCCTGCTCATCCGATACACGTCCGATGACGTTTAGTTTTTGATTGGTCATGACGGCGCTAAGCACGAGTTCCAAATCTATGGATGAAAAGACACTTGTTAATATGTTCCAAATGCCACTTATTCGCTTATCGGCGGTCATATTTTTGTCGCTATAATAATAGAAAATTATGTAGCAGATGGCACATCTGAGAAGATTCACTGTCATAAGCACTGCTTGAGACGTCGGCGACTTAATCCATTGATGCCACTCGAGAGCGCGGACAAAGGGTTGCGAAACGGTCTCGGTAACCTGTCGAGCACGCGACTTCGGCGACTTCGGGCCAATACCGTACGTTTCTAGGAACCTTTCATGTGTACTCTTATCAGAGGGGGCGACGGGGTTGTGATTGGTATCAATTGTTTCCTTTGTTATCTTTGTTGCGTGCATTGCTTTTCCGTCGACATAATCAACATTATAGCCGTGGTACATAAGCTTGTCGACAATATAGTCGGCAATTAATTTTTGACCGTCGGGTACTCCATTAGTAACACTGCTTCCGTTACCGTAAACGTTATCCACCCAGCGAAGCGGGTCCTGTGGGTTGATAAGCGTCCGAAACTCTTTTGCAACTAACATAATGGAAATTGTTTTTCCGTTTAGCAGGTTTGAGAGCGGGCCGTATATGTTTCGGATTGCTGTGTCGGCGACCGTATACCTGTACTTTTCTCTATTCATTTTATATTTCGTAGTGAAAAAAATCACGCCAAGAATAACAACATGAGAGTGGCTGCGTTCAGGGCTATGCTAGTGCTATTTGTCGTTGTCATCTACCTCTCACTAATACTACTTTCCGCGTTAGCAACAAGAAAAAAACGCTCGGCGATTAAGATGTTACGACCAGGCACAACGATCCCAAAGAGTATCATGATGACGTGGAAAACCGAGCTAAATGAGTCGTCGCCGACTGCGTTTTTGCGCAACTTTAATACTGTGAAACGGCTGCACCCTGATTGGAACGTGGTATTCCTTGACGACAACGGCGTCGAAGAGTTCATGTACAAGGCCGACCCCATATTCCGAGAAGCTTACCGACGGTGCGATTTGCGCATCCAGCAGATTGATATCTTTCGAATGGCGTATGTCTATGCGGTCGGCGGCTTCTACCTCGACTGCGACGTGGCGTTGAGCAAACCGCTTGATGAACTGCTGCCAAACGCAGCCGTGTTCCCTCAAGAGCTTTCGAACACAGACAGCGTCCTCAAAAAGCGTGGATGTGCGTATAGGCTCGGAAACTACGCATTTGGCGCGGTCCCGGGGCACGGATTGTTCATCAAATACGCCGAGCGTGCTCGATTGATGCTTGCACAGTTAAAGATACGATCCGGCGAGGCTAACAACAAACGCCGCGTGTTCTATACCACCGGAACTGTCGCGCTCACCATGTCTTATCTCGATTATATGGAAAGCAGCACATACGCAAATGATCCGGCTCATGATGTGCGCATGCTCAAAGGCGCGGGAAATGCCCGTTTCGGCTACTTTGGGCTGCATCAGTTGACCGGTACATGGAAAAACAGACCACTTTCTTCGGGACTTGGTTCGGGACTTGGTCCAAGATCGTAATTGCAAAAACGGATTACAGGCACGATTGCGCTGCGAAATCTTCTAGACCTCGAGCATGTTCTCGTAGACAGCCTTGGCGACGCGGTCGAAGTTCTGCTCTTCTGCGATGAAATGTTCCCAAGCCACCGCGTACATGCGCTCCTTGCGCTGCTTGGCCCGGCGAGCGAGGACGACGAGCTTGACTGAAAAAAAGAAGACTAGTCGCATGATTTCCTTGTGGTGAAACGTGAGCGCATTGAACTGATGTTTGTCATACTTCGCCACTTCACATGAATCTCTGATATTGATCTTGCTTCGTTTCTTCTCGCCTTGAGAGCTTGAAAACCACATTGTCTTCCTGCTTGCGGTGATGCGTGTCACTTTGACTGGCATGACCGCGCCATGTACGATGACGCGGTACACGCTGCCAATCTTGAACTTCACCATCACACTGCGCAAAAAAGCAGCAGTGAGGCGGCAAGGAGCGTCGTGGGTGGCGGGTAACGGATGGGCGACGGAACACAGCTGGGAGACAGCGGCGGCATGCGAAACGGAACGGGCGGCTTACCAAGGGAATTCTGCTAAAGGGTGCACTGTCAGAGCTCGTTCGTATCTTAAACGACCATAAATAATGACGCCTGTTGGTACTTGTAGTGCGTACTCAATATAAGACACATCAGTCAAGGTCAGAGCGCCGTCGGCCGTTCGTATCCCGTCGCCGGTCTGCCGTCGCCGGTCTGCCGTCGCCGGTCTGCCGTCGCCCGGTCTGCCGTCGCCGGTCCGCCGCCGGTCCCGCCGGTCCGTCTAACGCCAGGTCCGTCTCCCGCTGCCGGTTCCTCCCGCCGCCACCCGCCGCGCGCCTACTTGGTCGACCCCACCAATCACTGCGTGCGCAGGTCAGCCTGGCCGCATGAGCGTCGACTTTGACGTAGAGGCTGGCGCTGAGAACTTGTTGACTTTGAAGGCTATTGCAACGTCGCTGATCGCTCTCAAATACGGCGCGGATAAGGAGCATAGTTTTCTTGCTTCGGAGCTAGCTTCAGATAAGCAGGCGCCGAGTATCCCGATAGTGTTCACCGTCGGGCAAAGCGATGACGAAAGCGACGATGAGATGTACCTTTCAGAAATCACTCAAAAATACCTCGACACGCAGACGACGAACAATAAAAAAACGCGCAAGATAGCACCAAATGACATAGTTAGTTTCGATGATCATGCCGACGTCCCTAAAAGCTTCAAGGGCAAATACGCAAAGGTGAAGAGCGTGTACTGCGACGGCGCCCTAGTGACTGTTCAGTGGTCGTGCGGGGTCTTCACGGATTACGTTGTTGCGAATGACCTGTGCGTCAAACAGTTATAACTTTTTGAAATTGTATACTAGAGCTAAATATGCCAGTCCGTCGAATCTGCCCCACAATAACACAATTAAAAGCTGCGGAATTCCGGAGTCGAGTTTTTAAAATGAATAATACCGATCGTAACATGGTTACGTGCATCGAATGTAGACTGAAACCCGAAGAAGATTGGATGCCATGGACCGTAGTCGCACCGTCCGCACTTTTACGCAGCTTAAGTCCGCCAGTTTATGCGGACGGGCTGTACGCAGCACGACGCTTCGCCGAAGGAAGTTACGTCGGCGTCTACCCGAGAACACGATCGTGGGCCTTTAAGAGCAGGTACGACGAAGGACTTATAGCAGTTGCACGTAAACTGGTGCTTCTCGAAAACATAGACACGTTAATCACCGTTAAGGCACATCCTCGAGGCGTATTGTTAGTGGACGGTACTGGCGGCGGTGGCCCAGAGGTGCAGAAGGCTAACGATCCAAAGGGTACACGGCGACGACGTAATGCAATAATTACCGAGGGTGGGATAATGCAAGTCGTTACAACGGGCGTCAAGGCCTTCGACATGAGTAAATCGATAGAGAGCAATATAGATAGCGAGCTGCGTATCGATTACGGTGATGAGTTTTGGAAACTTTTTGATGTCAAAGGAAGCGTCATGGACGAAGAACGTACCGAATCGGAGTCGGACCAGAACGAAGACGATATTGACGAGTCGGACCAGAACGATGACGATATTGACGAGTCGGACCAGAACGAAGACGATATTGACGATAGAAATGATGACGGTAGCGATGATGACGAAATGGTTTCGAAAATCACTCCAGAAACCATAGTTAGAGATAATCAAAGAAGGATCGCAAGGCTATTAAGGAAGCGCAAGGCTATTAAGGTATTACGACACGTTTGAATCGGCGTTCCGCCGCAAACGCCGCGGACAAGCGCTTTTTTTGTTTTGGTGTTTAACGAACGACTATTTACGAATGGAATCTATTGTCTTAAACACCGATGACGCTATTATGTTTGGCGAGGGGTTTTCGAAATGGACGCAGTCGCCAGAAACCCGGTGGCGCGGCATCGACCACCAGAGCTGGGACGACGACGACATTGCGTATGTGATGCGACGTATTCGCTTGCCGCCGCATGATCGGCTACTGACGGTTGAGCGTTCCGATCCGTCTCGAGTAGCGCTTGAGGTTGTTTTTGACGAGCAAGGCATCGGAACGCAAGTAAAACGCCAGCACGTTCTCAACAGGTTGATAAAAGCAACGCCAGTGTTCCTCGGGTTGTCTCTTACCGAGCGCGACAGGAATGCACTTGTCATTGCCATGCCGCCGCGCGACCCAAATGCCAGGTTAATTGCGAAGCCGTGGAAGTGGTACGAGGTAGTCCCTTCTTCAAAGCGCGAGCGAGTGATCAATGCCGTGTTTACGGACCTCCGCTCTGGTGGGTTTCGGGCGACAGACAGCCTATGGGAGCTCATTCGAACACACCTCATAGGCATTTCGCGCTCATATGTCGACGCCATTATCAAAAAGCACGAGCTTCGGCAAATTCAAAACCTACCGCCACAGGTCGTGAATCCCATACGCTCACAGTGGCCGAACGAGCGCTGGCAGATTGACATGTTCGTGTTACGTGACACACGACATAAGGACCGCCGGTTCTTCTACATTGCTGTCATCATCGACCACTTTTCGAAGTACGTGTGGACGAAGTGGGTGAAAAAGCTTGCTGGCAGTGGATCGATGACCGTCATGGCCGAGCGGTTCCAACGGCACAAGTATATTTTCGACTGGATCGCCACCGATCTCGAGATGCTTGAGAAAAGGGATTCGACGGGAAATCACGGGCAAACTAGGACCACATTTGGCCCGGACAAGGTCAATGCATCTGTGTTAGATGGCAACCCATACACGCTTGCTGACCTGCGGGTACCAGGAGCACACGGTCGGCCTAATATACTACAAGGCGACAACGAGTTTAATCCTGTACGGAGCGAGCACACCGTTAATTGGTGCCTCGGCACAAACGTCAACGAACCGGCGCGACAGCGCTCGCAAAAAAACCTCTCAAGCTACCACGGGCCACGGGTGCAACTTGTGAACTCTCTTCCGTACCAGCCAAAAACAAACGGCCTGGTTGAGCGCGTGAACGGTACGTTAAAAAAAATGCTGCGCTCGTGGCTGTACACCACGGATACGGCCATCCAGCTAACGCACTCAATATTCGAGCGTGCTCTGTGCGACATAACGCGGACATACAACTCGACCAAACATTCGACGATCGGGTTTGCGCCTTTCGAGGTCTACTTCGGTCGACCCGACCAGAAAATCGTCGAGAACTTTCATCGCCGTGTGCGAACCTTTGATAACGATGAGGTCACGCAGATCACGAATCCTACTGCACCGGCGGCCGAGTCTGCAACGGCACCAGTCCCTGGCGGAAGGCCGCCTGACGCTCAGCTGCTACGCGCTTTAAGCACCGTCCAGCCTCGTGACCTTATCACCGTGCACGACCTGTATGGCGCCTTTTCCAAGGCTTACAAAAATTTGTACGGTGTTGCGTTGCCGAATCATGGCACCGACGCCGCACTTGCGATTATTACTCAACTACCGGGACTCGTCCGACAGAGCGACCTGCCAAACCAAGACGACTGGATGCACGTTTGGCCAGTTCAGGGTTCCGACGGCGCCACGGCTGCCGCCGCTTTGAGTGGCGGCGCTGAACCGGTCATACTCAAATGCCCTCAAAATCGCCGCGAAGTCTGGCACAATCTGATGGGCGATCCGCACTCGCAGCCGTCCGCAGAGAACGCCGTGAAGCAGGCGAGCCCGGGCTGTAGCGTGTTCAACTGGAAATTCAATCCGAAAGACCCGAACCTTCACCGAGAAATATGCAACTACGCGCGCTGGGGAATCAACCTTGGAGCCGAAAAGATGCTCAAGCACACCGAAGCCAAGCTCAAGAAACAACAGCAGATGAGTTCCGGCGGTCTTGAGATCGAGATTGGGACCGTCGTGCGCCTTCTGAAAAGCAAGTCCGAAAAATTTGAAAAAGATGGAAGCAGCCCATCAACCGAGGGCAAGAACTGGCGCAAGGCGCACAAAGGAGACGGAACTATCACGTCGCAGGAAAATCTCGACGAGATAGAGCGGCGTAGCAAGACAACTTTCTACTGGACTCGTGAGCTTTATGTCGTCATTGAAGTCATGAGGGACGTGCGCGACCAGATGGAGTTAGAGGACGTTACAGAAACCGAGCAGCGAATGGCTCAAAACAACCCATTGCCTGCGCCGCATCCAGGAAGAGTCGGCTTGGAACCAGCATCTCGCCAAAGCCTTGTAAGGCATGCCGACATGCGCGCACCCGTAGGTCGTCAAGGGCGCCAATTGACGGTTTACGATAAGCGGACGCCGCTGGCGGTCAAGCTTGCCACTCGGTACCGCCTTGCACCTTTAGACGAATCCGCACGTCCATCAGACGCACAAAGATACGTTCACGTATCGCAGACGTGCATTCGCAGCAAGCGCACCGTAAAGCAGTTGCAGGAACAGTTCGAGGACGCAATCGAGCAAAACCGTCCTCGTGCCAAAATTAAAGAAATCTCCGAACGTCTCGCCGAGGCGAAAACAGAGGCGCGTAGGTACAACAATTACACGAGCACTATGGAAAGTGTCGAAATACGAAACTTCAACGACGGCGCCGTTGTTGGCCGAGCTCTCGACAATCTTGTCGAATCGTACACTCTAACTCCCCTCAAATGGTGCTTCTACCGCACGGAACTTTGGCCAATGTGGCCGATGAAATCGAGAACTGCCATCCCCGGATACGGCGCCGAGGAGATCAACGTCGTGCGCACGTATCGGTTTAAGAACGACCAGCGCTCTAAGGCACACCGCATGCAGACACGGACAGAAATGGAGCAGCAAAATATTCTGGAGAAGATTAGACTGGCGAAAGAAAAGGCCGGCAAGAAGTACTCGATACTTATCCGAAGGCTGAAAAGCTGTCCGACCGACAACACGGCCGCCATTCAGCTATTCAAAGACACTCTCGTAGAGATGTTCAACAATCAGGCCGTTTTCAAGAATAGCGACCCGGAACCCCACACAGTCGGCGAGATAACGTTTGAATCGGATGATCAAAACGAAATTATCGACGCCATCCATCGAGACGACGTACTATTTAGTCTACGCACCGCAAAACGACATGCAGGCGTATTCAAGCGCAACAAGATATCCTTTATCGAACCCGTTCCGAATACCAGCGAAGCGGAAGCGTCGTATGCTCCCGTCGTCCGACTCGGAAAGACTTCGGCATTTTAATCATCAAATTAGCAAAAGCATGCTGGATCTACACGACGACTTCAAAGCGATTTTGCTAAAGCTGCGCAACGCTCCCGGCGATGTCGACCCGATCGTGATTTGTCCCGAGCTCGTCCGGGAGACGTGGGGGGTTTACTCATTTAACGCTTTCACGCAAGATTTCTGCGACCGGCTGCTTAAACTCGAACGACACACGCTCAGCCGCCCCGCTTTCGGTTTAAAGCCGGTTATCGATCAGCTAAGCCCGTCAATTCAAGTGCTAGCTGATGCGTTCTTCCAGTACGAAGCGCGCCTTGTTGACCACCACGCCTTCATAGTGCCATCGTCCGATAACAGCCCAGGTCCGCAAACTGACGATGCGGACATTATTTTCAACGTTCGTCTTGCCGGTGATTTCGACAATTCCACGCTTGTTTTCTGCGGAGACATCGGTGAACCCGACCATCGTTTGCTTTCGCACGCAATGACGCACCACCCGGGTCAGGCCATTGTCCACCTCGGGATGCGCCGCCAAGGTGCACCGGCGACATCCGTCGACCAGCAAAGCTTTTCAAACTTAGTTATGTGGTCGAAAGCCGAACCACGCTACAAAAGAACGCTTTACAAGAAAGAGCTACGCCCCCCCGACTTGGCGTGCGTGAGCGCAACGCATGACCGGGATTACTTTGCACTGACCGGGACTTTGCCAACAGGCGCGTTGTCCAAGGCGTGGTGCCCCCCATCGCACGCACAGTATGCTAATTTTTATGCTCGTCTTCCGTCGTGAAAGCAAAAAAATATCGTTTACTATAAATTACGTAATGTCTCTAGTTTTGGGCTTAGTGCAACCCGTGAACTTGCATGAGATACCACGTAATTCTGCTCCGTATCGTGACGGCCAGCGGGTCCGTAGTCTACATCACGTTCTCCACGGCCGCTATCTGCCGGTTCATACGATAGAAAAGAACTACCAGCAACCACAAAAGCGTGACGCGCACCCCTTTACGGACATGTCTAAAAGAGGTGCGGACGATCTACATAAAAGCTTGAATGTCAATTTTCAGTTCAAGTTAGTGTTCGCAGACTACATCAGATTTCCCAGGCCATACTACCGACTCGCATATAAGACTTTGCTACAGTTTTTGAAGCGTTTGAAGGAATTGGATCGCCTTGCACCGGACGTCCGCGTTTACATACCGATTCAAAACCACGCGCCAATCATCACAATAGAGAAAATAATGGATGTTTTTGGACACGCTCAGATGATAAACAACGAAGAAAATCCATTGTTCTATGCCACGGATCGTCTCGAGACCATCGGTTTAGCAAACGGAGGAGACAAACGACAGTATCTTGGAGGTGTACTTAATTCGGAGCAAATGAGTAACAACTATTCAGGCTTTGCATGTGGTACGATTAACCAATACACTCCTTGGACGCCCGATATAAAATCAGCCACGATGTGCAAACAAAAATGTCGCCTACGTCGATGTGGTGCTATTAATCGAAAAGGAAGGCAGTGCTGCCTATGTGTTCGTAGTGATACCGGTCTATGTCATCACCATCGTAAATGATTATAACATACTCTACGAAATGGCAGTAAACGCCCCCTGTAAGACTCTACCGGCGACATCGATTTGGGTCACGAGTGGAGTCAATATAGTTGCAACTCCTTCCTGTGTCATGGTTTCGGCAGGGTTGTCGTGATTTCTTGCTTGCATTGCCCGTGTGATACAGACCCCTACTAAGCGATGTGCATCGCGTTGTTCCACCGGGATGCGCTCGTCGTGGAAGGTGGCCTTGCACTCGTCGATGCACTGTGCCATCGGCCTTTCGCACCTCTTGTTAAGCATTGCGATGGCGGCGGTGATCACTGAGCGCCTCGACTTGAGGTAAATGTTCAGCAGCGCATACGCCAAACGCAGCGGCTGCGCGTAAAGGCTCACGTTCTGAACAAACCACGAGCCAATTTGCGCGGATGACGCACCAAAAAACGACGATTTGAGGAAGGCAATCGCCGCAAACACCTTGTTCTTGTGTGAGTACTGGTGGAACTTCATGACCGGTTGTACCACCCACTTCATGAACGTCGGCAGAACGCCCTGCTTGCGCAACATGTCGTTTAAGATTGCGGGGACTACTGTCGAGCACGGCCCGATTATCTTAAGCTCTCTCAAAAAGTTCATTACACTCCCACCCTCGAGCATCACCGGAACGGTGTTGTCGATCTTATCACCACAATTTACGACCACGGCGACCAATTTGCGCATTGCAGGCAGCGCGGCACGCATTCCGTCGGAGAATTGCATCAACTTGACGCCTAGGTTCGCAACGATCTGCGTCTTCGCAAGCTTGGAAAATTCTGCAATGTAGAAGTTACTCGACAGCTCAGCGCACGATTGACTGTTCAAAATTGCCTTAACGGCAAATTCCCTCCAGTGACTGTCAACGATATTAACCTTGACATCTAACGATTGCGCAAGAGTTAAAAGATCCTCGTCGGAAAGAGCGTCAATGGTGCCTGCATCGCACCGCATCTTTTTCATAGCGATTTAAAAAAGACTTCAGTTCAATTTTCATTTCAAGTTAGTGTTCGCAGACTACATCAGATTTCAAAATCCATTGTTCTATGCCACGAAATTTAGAGGCTTTGCATGTCACTCCTTGGACGCCCGATATAAAAACAGCCACGAATGTCGCCTACGATGTGCAAACAGAAATGTCGCCTACGTCGATGTAGTACTATTAATCGACAACTACGCTCAGAACCGCGCAGGGCGGCGACGCTTGCTCGACATAGCGCTCACAGCGCTCACAGCGCTCACAGCGCTCACAGCGCTCACAACCGCACCAACCGCAAAAGCATCTCGGCTGCGCACGACGTTCGTGCCCCGTGATTCCGTTTTCACCACCCGAACGCGCTTTGGATCCGGTTTCACCACCGAAACGCGCTGTGGATCCGGTTTCACCACCGGAGCACGGATCAGCGAAGGAGAGGTTTTTACAGTCTTTTCAAAGGTACCGTGGTCGTAGCCGCTCACCACGCCGGCACCCGCAACGCTCAACTTCTTGGACGCGCCGTCAAATAGATCAGCAGGACGCGGCGAGTAGTCCTCCTCGACATCATCAATAATAAACTGCCGGTCTTGATCCGTCTCGATCAACAGGCAGTCATCATCCTGGTCGGAGCAGTCCGCCTCGAGGTCCAAGTAACAAGACATACGGCCCCGTCCTTTGGTATACGGGCCCGTCCTTTTGTATACGGCCCCGTTTTTTTGTTTCTTAATCACTCTTCAAGTACACTGTCAGCACACTGTTCTCCTCATTTAATCTCAATGAGCGCAGAACTCAATGATCGAGCCGCCGCAATGGGCCTTTTGCTCTTATATCATGAGCAGTTTCAAGCCATCGACCCTCACACCAACCGGAACAAAGTCTTTGACCTCGGAAAGGAGCTCGACGATCTTTTACTTATCCCACCGCCTGAGCGGACACTATCCCTAGTCAAAATTTTGAGAGCGGCTGTGTACTTTGAAATCGACGAGCACGACATCCAAACACACAATGCGCTCGGCGCCATTTTTAACTGCCTGCCCTCGCACTGCTCTTATGTCGACCTGGTTTGTACAAGTCTGATCATGCAGTGGCGCACCTTACACCAATGGCGGCGCATTCCGTGCAAGGGTGATCATGTCACGATGGGCGGAATCCAGGGTCACGTCGTCAAGCTTGCGGTCAAATGCACGCTCCGGGACGGGTGCAAAACCTACGCATCGTTCTTGAACGTGCAGACAGCCAACGAATTAGTTTGGTTTCCGTTTGTCGGCTCGCGTCGCATTCACCGAAGCAAAAATAGCGCAATCTACCACGGGCCGGAGCTCTACTGCATCAAGGGCCGCAAACTAATTCGTATCATGCCAAAATCGGTTTGCGAAATGGTCGCACCCGGGGTCTTGCGTTTCTGCACTAAGAATGGCTTCGTCGACAAGGCCGTCTCCAAAGACGATAATTTATCGTTCGGTCAGGAGCAGGACTCGTCACAGGTCAAGTCGGCGTAGGCCCCACGCCCAGGGCCGACAAGCGCGCACGCGCTGTCAACACACGCAAACGACGTATCGCACTCATGCGAGCAGGTCGCATCTGGGTACCCGCCTACGTCGGTCTCCTGACAGGAAAGTGAGTACACTTCGCACTCGGTGTTTGTACATCCGTTATAATTAGGCATGCACGTAAATGTCGCCGCATTGCTAGAAAGCGTACGTGCCGTCGCAACCGCCAGTACAAACAGCAACCCCGCCGCCAACAGCCCGATCAAAACAAACCCGACGATTTCAGATGCATTGATCAGCTTCTGTTCGGGGTTGGGTGGGTTCGTAAACAACGGTTTCATTAAGTTGACTATCAATTGCTTTTTATTATACGCCTTCAAACGTGCACCGAAATCAGATGTGCGTCGGCTGGTAAGTAATGCGGCCAAGTGCCCCTGCGCATCTCCTGTCCTAAAATTGCAATGAGCTCTCCTGTCGTGAGCGCCACCTCGCAACTATTATTATGTGTTTTCGAAACTACTGCGCCTAATATTTCGTCACGACGTTTTATGTCTACTCTAAACGATTTTGTGCATAAGTGAGTCGCACGAGGGCGACACCCTGTCCAACCCGAACATAGCACAATAAACGAGGTCCCCAGGAGCGTGCGCCCCCACGGCACAGCAAAATATTTTTGGAGTCGAATGAAACATTTTTCGAGCCAGAACGCCGGATTTTGCGCCCGTGCTTTGTAGCGCCGTGAAACAATTTTTACCTTTGTCGCCGTGCGCATCGTTGCCGCGCACGTTACATTGAGTAGGACTGCGACTTTATTTGCGCTGCGCCGAACTCACAATCAGCTTTCAAATTGACGAGATTGCCGAGCTCCTTGGGCAGGATGCCTGCAAAAAAAACGAAAGGGTGGAAATGTCAAAACGCACAAACACATGCCTACCAGCTGTAGTTCACCTTTATTTATTTCAAGCACGCTTGGAACGCCGCCACTTTCTTTCGATCATCGTAGTACATGTCGCCATCCGAATCCGTTGGGGCGCCGTCCGGGACTTGCAGGTCCGTGTTGCCGGGATGCAGGTAAAGCGTCGTAAGCTTGGTCAGGTCCGCAAGCTCTTTTGGGACGCGGCCTGGAACCCGAGCGAGTTCAAAAAGCAGCAAAAGTACAACGCGCATGTATGTTGGAATATACAACTCGCCTCCAATTGAGTTCCAGGCGACGTTCAAGTGAGTCAAGTTAATGAGTTTGCCGAGCTCCTTGGGCAATTCTCCTGCAAAAGTGAAAATGTTGTAGCAAATATGCAAAAATGTTGTAGCAAATATACAAACGCATGTATGCGACTCGCCTTGAAACTTGTTGTCGCTCACATCGAAATGCGTCAAACTGACAAGATTACCAAGCTCCTTGGGCAATGCTCCTGTAAGTGAAAATATCAGCAAACATGCAACGCATGTATGCTAGGACATACAATCGCACCGGTGAACTTGTTCTTCCAAAACTGAAGTGTTTGCAAATTTACCAATTGCCCAAATTCGACCGGAATAGTGCCTGCGATTTGCGGAAAGTGTAAGTTAAACGCTGTTATGTATGAACGCTGTTATGTATGAACGCTGTTATGTATGATGGGGCAATGCTCCTGTAAAAAGTGAAAATGCTGGGACATACGACCGTTACCGTCAAGGCCCATGTTGAGCAGGATGAGCTTCTTGAGCTTGATAAAGACTGCCACGTCCGCTGTAATGGTCCCGCCAAAAACATTGCCCCCCAGATTAAGCTCTTCGAGTTTTGTGAGTGGTGAAAGTAGCTTGATCGTCTCTTGAAGTGGGGGTCCTGCGTACAAATGATTATACGAGTTTGCCCAACTTGAAGTGTGCATAGCGGATGCTGGCAGCACCTGTCAGCGCATTTCCCGACACGTTGAGGACAGTCAGGTTCGTGAGGTTACCGAGCGCCTCAGCGCGGAGTTGAAAACGCTTGCCTGGCGCGTGTGCGAGCACAACCATTGACAGTTATGAGAAACATAGCATGATCATAACGAAACATAGCAAAGTGCCACGCACCGTAAAGGCCTTTACGGGACAGTTGGATTCGCTGCCATCTGCCGGCCGTATGATCACGGACGGCTTTGGAGGTCGCATGCATCGCAGAGGCGTCATTGCCATACGCCAAGAACATGACGAGCTTGAACCAGAAAAAGGCCGGCATCGTCTCGACACGGCGCACCACGACGGGCTGCACGCCGTCGCCATCGTCGTCGGTCTTTGATTCCATCATCACCCGCTTGAGGACGCACACAGTTGCTCTCGCCGGTAAACGGGAGGCAGTGCACGACACAAAGGATGGGTGAGCTTTGTTGCGGTTTTGGGGTCGTGCTCCGTGGGCCACCCAATTTTCCAGAATTTCTGGAAAATGCGAAGTGTAGAATCGAAATCGTTGTTATGAAATCGTTGTTATGAAATCGTTTTTTGAAGGAGAGACTCGATTCGATCAGACCTTTCAGATTTTCAGATTCTGGATTACTTCGGAAAATGTCCGGGCGATCTATCTTGCAAATCATCACTGAGATGTTTTTTATCGTTTAAAAAACTAGTACAATTTAAGAAGTGACTCGATAGCTTGCTCAGACTCGGACTTGTTGTGCTCGGACTTAAGCTTCTTGCGCTCGGGCTCGAATATCTGCTGAACGAACTTGGTTTCTTCTTCTGTAAGAATAGGTAATTGTGGGATGTGGATGTAGTGATTGTTCGAGTTAAACCCCAGCGCAAGATGAAGGGTCATCTCCGAGATCTCCGAGACGCCCATCTGGGCATTCTCCGGGATCGCCTTCGGGGCCTTCGAGTTCAACTTGATAACCGGAGCATCATTGGGTGATTCGAACGCGGCAACGGCCAAATGCTGCTGCTTAATCCCCAGCGCAAGATCAAGGGTCATCTCCGAGATCTCCGAGACGCCCATCTGGGCATTCTCCGGGACCACCTTCGGGGCCATCGCATCAAATTCCCTTTTTGCCATCGTATCCGCGTCTGTGATTGAATTGTGACCGCAACGTATGGCTGGTGACGACGGGAAGGAACGGCGACGAGAGAAGGACCATGAGACAAGAGAAGGACCATGAGACGGCGGGAGACAAACCGGGGGCCTGCTGGGGGCAGCGGCAGGAGGGGAACCGGCGGCGGCGCTCTAACCTGGTGTGTTGAAGTGAAATGGTCGGCGCATATAATGAGTACGTACTGACAGTTACGACAGTTACTCGATAAAAGGGTGCGTACTCATATACGAAAGCGTCTGCTTCACGCCTACTCAGGTTGGTGTGTCGATACCCGCCCGTCTGTCGTCGCTCGCCGTCGGTCCCGTCTCCTCGTCACTGCCGTCGGTCCCGTCTCCTCGTCACTGCCGTCGGTCCGTTCCCCGCCGCCACCTGCCGCCACCGGTCTTACGTCAAAGTACTCGACCGCGCCAACCCTGTCGACCCCGTCAATCGTCAATCGCGCTTCTCTGCGATCGGAGGTGCTTGAGTACTGGCTTGCGCACCGTCGCCTGCGCCGCCTCGGTTTGATGCAAACAGCTATGGAAGAGATTCAGACAAAAATCGACGAGCTGAAGGAAACGATGCCAAGCGAGACGTACCTGCAGCTGTGCCAGGAGACAAAGCGCGTGCGCGAGAGCCAGGCGCACGAATCGTTGTTCGAGATCAAGTATACCGTCAACACGATCATCAGTACGACCTACGATGAAGGCGCGGAAGAATGCGCGGCGTGCAATCTGACGTCAGGGCTCGTGCAAACCAAGGTCCTGCGCGGCAAAAAGGATACCCTAACTTTTGCAAACGTGGGCAAGGAATTTGTCGCCGGCCGCCTCTATATTGATCCGGCCACGGGCAACCTTCATCAGCATTACAAACCTGGTGTCCAGTACTTCTTTGAGAAGGCGGGTACCGGCCCAGGGAAGTCGCCCTATGTGACACTCTACACGATTATCGAGATCAAGCCGTTCAAAAACAAGCGCAGTCGCATTGTACACCAGACGCTGCCGCTAACTTTCGAGTAAGGTCGCAATCCCATCGCGCGCCATTAAAGGGCGACTTTCGCGTGAAAACGGTGGCTTTGCTCGTCGTGGTCGTTTCGTGGCGTCCTTTGACACTGAGAGCCTTCGAACCATCATTTTACCTCGAGGTCGACCTTATGCAAATCCCCGAGATTGCTTACGCGCCTGGTTCGCCTTTTGCGGTGGATCTTGCCACTCGTTTCAATGCAAATGCTGGCATCAATGAGCTGGACGTGATGTTCCTGGCTTGGGCGGCGACTGGGTTTGCGTGACATAACCGTACAATTGGAGGGGCGGCTTCTCTGTATGTGCGCTGGATGTGACTAGTTATTATTAATGGGTTTTCGGCCGCATACCTTTTTTTCTCGTCCAGTTGGGCACGGTTTGAAATGCCCATCTAGACACGGCGAAGTGCGATGCGAAGTGTATACGTGTCAGAGGTCTATGTGCCCTGACATGACAGAGGTTTACGTGCCCTGACATGACAGAGGTGTGCTCTGTTCTGATCAACACGGCCGTCTGTCGCCATCGGGGCACCTTACGTTTCTAACCAACGTGGTTGGACCGCTGGTTGTTGCTACAGGGCACGTTTCTAACCGACGTGGTTGACCGCTGGCAACTACGCTCGGGCACCAGGGTCGGGGAGACAAACAACAAGTGAACCGCTCTTGACGCGCCGCAATGCTGTATGAGCGGCAATGCGAAGAGGAGATTGCCCTTGCTGGGTCAGATACGCATGTATGCGTTCCGCACGAGTTAACATTGGAAGCAACGGAGAAGCTGAGTTGGATCCTTCGGCGTGCCGTGCTTATTGTTTTAGAGCGGCGGGGTCAGTCAATGAAGGGCGGTAAAGAAGCCTATGATGAGATGGATTCCGACCGACAGGATGCGGTATATTTCTCGGTGCCTTTGGAACCTCATAGCAACCTCGGTTTGGCAGAGCTCTGTGCGTACATGGAATGTGGCCCTATGAGCTTGGACGTTGCTGCGGAGATGATGATTCTGAGGATGGCCGACAAGATTACCATTTTCCACGCGCACCATGAGATAGTCATCATTCCAATCATGGCGCTTGATGACCCTTGCTACATCGCTTTCATCGTGCGGTACGTCTTGACCGGTATATACACGCTAACGGAGTTGCGCCTCGTGAAGAACACTGCTGGAGTACGCCACGGGCTGGTGATCTTTCACAAGGCCAAGCAGGTCGGGTATAAAATTCCAAGCGTGTTTTTGGTGCCAACGTCCCCAATTGAAACCCGTGATTTTTATCGAATGCACGACTTTTCGGTAAGTTCCCTGCACCCGGTGTACGATTCGAGGACGTCGTACCAGTCCGGTCAACGCTACAATCTCGTGGACCATTTTTGCAGCCAAGTCGTGACTACCGCAGAGAACTACTCGCTACTTGTTGAAGACAACGCATCGGTCCGCATTGTTACCAAAAACAACGGTATTCGTGTATGCTAAGATGGATTTTATGCCTGCCTGTTAAAAAAAAAAAGCACCGTTGTAGGGAAATGAGTTTCGTTAGTTTAAAAAAAATCCACCCGTCGCTGTATATTGGAAACGTTGACGCCGCCCAAAAAAACATCTGGACGCATGTGCTGTGTACCGCTGGGTGTCGCCACGAGTCCAGCAACAGTGTTACTAACTGTCCGTTCTTAGACACGATGGATATCGACCGACAACCCGTATGGGAGGCCGAGTATCATATTCGAAACGGGGCGCTATTGCTTGATATTATCCTGCGCAAAAAAACGAATGAAGAAAGTACCGTGCTGGTTCACTGCCAAGCGGGCATGAACCGTTCAGCCAGCGTTATCGTTGCCTATGCGATAGGTATTGGGTGGACGGCCCAGGATGCAATCGACTACGTGCGCTCTCAGAATTCGACGAGATTACAGGTGCGGCCTAAGGCGGCCGCCGTGACGAACCGCGTCTTCGAGTTCGTGCTCCAGAACCTGACATGGCACGGCCTATCGGTACGATCGAGCCATCAGTAAATGTGAGAAGCTGTCCCATGCGTCCTCACGACCAAGCGCACTCACGTCGTTGTCCTGTGTTGTGCTTGTCGACGTGGCAGTGATTGCTTTGAGCGACAATGTCGCGGTCAATTTGACGCAGCCAAAGCCCGTGCAGTCAAACTCGCCGCATCTTATGCACTCACCCGAGCACCACGTCTTCTGGCAGAGCTGGCGGGGGTTCGTGTCGCCAAGATCGAGGCCGCACACGACGCAGCGATTAGTAAAGGTGTCCATATAGGCACTTGGTTGACTGCCCGGGATAGGCACTTGGCTGACTGCCCGGAATAGGCACTTAATTCGAATTCGAACTGTCGGTAACGGATACTTAAAAAATTGCCCCTCGCACATCTTGCTGCCACTCGCTGGCGATGGCACGGCCGATCGTCGCCATCGGACCGCAGGCGGTAGTGGGCTTTGATGACGTACCGTAAATACGTTGTTGTATGATATTCTGCGGTACCAAATTGTCATTGCTGCAGTCGAACTTTCCATTATCGTCAGCAAAGCAAACATTGCCCGTCGACGAGTCCAACTCCGAGTCAGAACAATTTATAGTTATACAGTACTCGTGTATCACTTCTTGAAGATCCGAATCTGTAAAGTGCCCGGAATCCGAGTCTAACGCTAAATGCTTCAGTGAAGGAATCGTAGATTTGCACAGGTAGCACTCGACATTGCGACTAACTTCTATGGTGGCTTTTCCCACATCCCATTCGTCAATGTCCTTATTTTGTCTTATAATATCACAGCCGTTTTGTGTCGGAGTCAGCTCACTCATGAGGGGGGGCTGCAGGTTTTTGTCAAATCTTTCCATATCGGCCAAAACGTGGGAAGTAGTATCTGAATTAACAACTGTTCCGTCTGCCCTTAAGTCTATAACTTGAAGTGTCATATTGGGGATTGTACCAGTGCATACATTGAAGCTGCCGTTAATGTGGAAATCGTCGCTATCTTGTGAATCCTGACTCGCATAAGCGTCTCCGCACACGTACTTTCCCACTCTTTCGCCAAAGAGTGGGTTGTATTCTGTTACAGCACTACTAACCGTGACAGGCTCAATTTGTTGTAGGCCACCCTCTATTGCAGTCCAGCTAGCTATCGCAAGACCGCCACTATTTACTCCGCTGTAATTTACGTCTCCGCTGTCTGAGGTTGCCATATGTCCCTTGCTAGTGCACGGCGAAAAAAAATCCCACATGTCGATAACAATTCAGCAGACTTGAACATTGTCGAGTATAATCTGGGCCGCTTGAGACGCATGATCCGGGCTAAGTAACCGGTGATTAGTCGAACCCATTTTGTTAAACGTAATCCTTGTTGACGGAGCGGTCGCAGTAAAAGGCATCGTCGCTCTTGTCCACGTGTACGCTGTGTCGGCGTTCCCGGTCCCGCCGTTTTCGACTGCGTTACTAAATACCGGTTCGGTTCGTGCGTTGTTCATGTTGTAGTGAGTGCTAAACACGCGTGATTCGTTGCCCGCCTGAACCATTAGTGGGTGCACGTAAGAGCCATCATACGAACCTGAATAGTCAAACGAGAGCGTGTAAGTCCGGCCCGGTACAGTCAAAATATCCTGGTAAAAAGAGTTCTTGGACGTTCCTTCAAGACTCGAAAAACTTCGATCGCTCTGTTCTGGATTGGTCTCTTGCGTTGCCGGTACAGATGATTGCTTGCCTTTCTCTAAGAAAACATTTGAAGAGTTTGTACTCCACGAGTTAACTTGCGCACCGATCGAGTTAAAGTGTCCATTATTAATAAGATTATGCTGACAAACGTGCGGCGGTGACATGTTTGGATCGAGTGCGGGGTTCCTTACGTACGTATTGGTCCACTGGCTCGGATTTGAACCCGTATTAGTTCGCGAAGTACTTGTATCATGCGTGTTGCGATATTGGCGCCAAATTTCGTCTTTCCTGTTACTTGATTTCCATAGAGGATATCCAGCCTCATCGCCGTCGATTGCGGCATTGGTGCCAACAACTGGCAACGTGTAGTCGAACGTCTCGGTGAACGAAGTGGTGCTCATAGTGACAGTTTTGTTCGTATCGATATCCGTTCCAGATCCGTACTCGTCGTCGCCTCTAAGAGTTACACGAACTAGTGCTCCGGTGATACGATCACCGCAACAATCCAAACGGTTTTGAATGGAGACTACCAGGTCGCCCGGTGGTGCCGAGAAGTCAGCAAGAAGTCGCGCACCTGTGCCACTTTGCGCAGAGTGGCACATGTAAGTTGTTTCGCCGTCAAAGCAGTTTGTTGCCGCAAAGTTTGTCCCGTCGCCGCTTCCCATCAAATGCCCTTCCGGGAAACGAGGGTTCGTAAAAGTCACCGGCGAACCGTTGATTGTCGCCGTAATTTGCTTAAGGTTAAGGTTCGATGTTTTAGGCTCGATACGAAGAGTGTAGCTTTGTTCGGCGTGAGAAGGCTCGTTCACACCCGTGACCCCACACCTACATTGACCCGCAATTCCCACCTCGCCTTGTGCGTGGTACGAATAATAGGATGATCCGGGCGCGTACTTAGCACACAAATCGGCGCATCGTTCCTTGGCGTGGTACGCGTAGTCGGCGTCGTTGCTGGTGTAACCAAGATCGATAAAGTGGCCAACCGACGAGCCAGCGTAAGCGTTCGGTATTACTTCATCGTCTAGCGTTGGCATCCATGCGTTGTCCTCCCTCGCATAAACGGCGTTAGCATAGGCACCGCCGCACTTACGCGCCAACGGGTAGTCCCGGTCCCCCTTTGACGCACAATCTTTGGTACAGCCAGAGCTTGGTCCTAAGGAGCCATACTTGTTGTCCCCGAAAATTTGGTTACCATTTTGCAACGCTACGTAGTTATAGGCGCTGCCGTATTTCAGGTCCTCGATAGCTACAACACCCCCACTAGAGGCGTTGTTGTATACCTCATTTTCCATATCGCGATTGGCTGCATCTTTCCAGCAGCCGCGGAACGAATACTCTGGTGGACTACTCGTTGCGTTGTTATTTTTGCCCGACCAGTTTGTCACCTGGAACATCTCTTTGACGCCAATGCCAGTTGGGTTATCAGGGGTCCATGACGTCCCAGTTTGGAAACGTTGAATCTCGTTTTCTGCATCGGACAGGACGATGTCGACGCCCGGATATTCCGTTGTCACCAAGATGTCGAAGTCTGGTGTGTCGGGCGCAATCTCACAGGTGAGCGATGTGCTGACTAATCCGGCTTCGATATCAAGGAAATCAAAGTTTTCCAGCTTGTCTAACTCTCCGTTGTTCAGCGATGTTGACCCGTTGATACAATTCCTCAATTTGATCGGCTTCAGGGTACTGGAAGATCTGAGCTTTACGCCTTCGACATTCCAGGCGTCGCTCATACTAAGAGTCAGCGTCATTTGCTTTGTGGCGCCGCTTTCGTATTGTGGGTTGGCGTCAATCCCCGATGTTGATGCGCCCCCCATTGAGCAGCGAGTGTTTCCGTACTCGGTGCCGCGAATGCACTGCGCAAGTCCATAAACGTTTGTGTCTCGACCGGGCTGCCCCGAGCTGCCGTGAATACATTGGTTGCCGTCCGTGACGTACATTGGCGTGTAGCCAACCGGGTTGCTGTGGTGTTCCGTGCCGCCTACTTGAGAATTTTGGTACGCAGCAACGGGGCGGTCGCAAACAAAATATTCCCCTTGTAACACGGTTTGGTTCGTTCTCGTAGAATTTTGCGAAGGTAGGCGATAACTGTATGCGCGCCCCTCGTACCCACCCAGGGCAACAAACGAGCCTCTAATGTCGTTGTTGCCGTTCACGCCGTAGTGGACGCACTGGAACGGGTAAGGCGCCATAAATTTGATATAGTTTAGGTTAGACTCCGCAACTACCACTCTTGTCGCAACTTCGGGCGTATAAATTCCGGATGACTCACCGCCGTCACCATCAGCCATTATATACCCTCCGATGTAGTTGTCGCCTTCCTTGACTCTGCAATCGCCAGCATTCTCGTCGGCAGAACCGCAATCAAAGTTGTCGGTTCCGTACTGTTTGCCGAGTTGATGAGATTGGACGATGCAAGCCCCGCGAATATTGTCAGCCCTGTGATAATTCACGCTTTGACTTGACGATGTGTTGGAACCGCCGGGATTGAAGTGATATCCACTCAGGGACCACGCCTCATTTGCGTTCGACCCGAAGTACAGGCCCAGTTCCGTAGCGCCTTGGGTGCCGTTACTATGCGAGCACCTAGAGCTAAACATGCCGTCCCATCGACCGCCTGTCTCTTCGTAGCCGCGGGTGTTTGCAGTGTTCGGCATAATAACGTTCATGTGATTAGAAGGCGACGCCCATAGCTCGCTGTAAGCGGGAAGCAGCTGTGCGTAACGATTTTGGCCGGTCTGTTGCACATTGATCGTGATATCGCCGGTGGAAAGGATTTTAGCCGATTCGGGGCGCGTTATCGACTGTTTATAGTAGAACATTTGCCCTTTGTTAAGTTTAAATTCGTTGTCCGGCGACGTAGTAGATTTCGCTTCTTGGCTGGTATAAACACGGACAATTGCGTCCTCGACCGCATAGATTGTGAACATCATACCCGCACTATACTCTTTACCCCACACGGCAAACTGCCTACCCGCGCCGTTTGTATTATGCATCGCTGCATCCTCACCATTTTGGTTATTATATTGTACATAACCGTTTGCTGGCCTATCGACCTTCGTCCAGGTGTCGGTCGGGAGGAGTCGTGGTATGTTTTCACTCGGTGTCCGCTTGCTGGTAAACGGCTCTTCCTGCGCCTTAGCCTGGCTTGCGGGCGTCCCAAGTATTTGAATGATCGGGTCATACGGAAGTCTGGTGCCAGGTACAAGCTTGTACGTTTTGCCGTCGATTCCTTTCTGACAGGTACGTGAGTACGTTGTTGTGCGACGCATTAACTCCTTAAACGGTTGTTCTGGCGGCAAGTCGCAATTATCATGCCGATGGTTTAGAACGTAATTGGCGCCCCAGAGTGCGCACCCAGTGGGTAGACAAGCGTTCGGGTACTGTGCACTCGGTTCAGTAGTGCTTTCGACAGGAAAGCCGCCCATAGTTTCGTTATTCCAAAACAGATATTGACCATCAGCCAGATCGGGGTCGTGAAAACATCCGCTCGGGCGACTGGTATAATTGCCAAATCTGTACGTTTTGCCGAGTGCGATGGCCAGATCACTACAATCTGTTGCTGTCATGGCTTCGAGGCAGCCGTTCGTACCTGCGCCGCACGTCGTCGTAACCAAGCTTGGTTCCGGTACGTTTGCCGAGGCGTACTCAGTATACTGACTTGCGTCGAGCTGCCCCCTGCTGTATAGCATGCAGCCTTGAGGGTACTCAGTGACGGCTGAATTGTTAAAGAAGTACCCCGCACAATCAGAGTGGTTAGAACACTTTGCGCGACACTGAGGATCGGTGCCCACTTCCGATATGGGGTACGTAGTCAATGCCGCACCGTTAAATAGTCTTGCCGGGTCGTTTGTCTCGGAAGCCGCAACACGTCCGCAATATTTGGGAGCGTTGCACGACGAGAAGAGCTTACATTGATTCTCGCTGACCTCGTAGAACTCGCACTTGCCACCACCTTTCTCCCAGGTCTCCGCCGTTGCGTCAGAAATAAGCGTGTCGCACGTAGAATGACGACTGCACTGTTGCATCGTGCGGTCAAAGGAAACGTATTTGCAATCAGCGTCTGCATCGCACTTATCCTGGCATGCCGCCAAGTCGACACCGTGCTCGTCGGAAATGCCTCCGTCTATCAAGCCGGAGGAGCACACCCCCGCATCCACAAACGAGTACGACGGAATCGGCTTGTAGCACGTCGTCGAACCCGATAGGAACGTTCTCTTCTCGAAGCGATCGCCGGTCGCCTCCAATAGTGGAAGGGTGGACTTTAAGGTGCACGCGCTATTGACTTCGTCATATACAAACGCAGCGCAATTGGCATTGGCCTCGCAATAAAACTGGCACTGTAAAATTGTAGGCGCGCTTTCAATTGCCAAGGTCGTGCCGCCTACGGTGTAGTCGACATCGCACACATATGCATTTCCAGTTGTCTCGTTGCACTTCTTGGCGCAAGCCTGCTCATGGACACGGTGCCTATGTTGGGGGTTTATGGGGTGCGGGTGCATCGTTATCAATGACGAGTGTTCGCAGATCGGGCCGGGCTCAAACGTGCGATCGCACGGTTCGTTGCATCGCGCAAACTGTGTATCCGCGCCTAAATTAAGAGAGCTTCCAGGAATGCACGCCTGCGTCACATAGTCGGCGTCCTCAAGTCGGTACAACTTTTGACCCGGTGTCGATGTTTTGGTAGCGTCTGAATATTCTTGCGTTATCAACGATCCCTCGGCAATTTCTTTCCGCGTGATGCACGAACACTTTCCGCCGTCGTCGTTGCGAATACCGTCACCGTCGACGTACTGCGTGATTTGGAAGTAATCGTACGAGTTCTTGTTGTGATCTTCGACGACGTAGTAATCCCAATTACTGTTATCGTCGCAGAACGATATATTTTCGCGAAGAATACAATCGTTCGCCCGACTATTTTGTCCGAATGCAAACGAATGGCACATGCTGTCGTCCATACATTTATTTGCGCATGCAACTAAAGTGTTTGTCCTTGTATCGTCCTGGCCGCCTTCAAATATGGTTCCCGACGAGGCTGTTGTGTCGCCCGTCCCCTCTCTTTCGACGACCACACAATTGGTACCCGTCTTATCCAACAGTTTGTATCTTCCTCGTTTGGTCGCAACTGCCTGGTCGAGCGTATTGTAGTTCATGTGCTTGCAGTAATCCGCACATTTACCAGGATCCTCGGGGTCCACGTAGAACTCAGAGTTGTGCTGGAACATTTCTATCGTGGGCGCCGAAATACCCCTGACTTCACCGAGCCACTCGTATCCTAGCGAAGGCTCGCTGCACGTGCTTATTTGCGTGTCAGTGCCTGTCTGCGTCTCAGTTCCCTGATTGCACACAGTTGTCACGTATTCGCGCTTTACATTAAGCGCATATGCCGCACTACCAACCTGCGCAATCGGCATGTTCAGGTTCATCGTTTTACAGTCTAATGAACTTAGCGGCTCCCCCATCTCTTTGAACTTCCAAGGGTTGTTTGGCGCCCCCGCCAGTATCCCAATCTCCTCAAGACTGCTTGCACTGAGCATCGCTTCCGGGCGCATAGCCGGGTTCCAATTTTGTCCACACTTTGATCCCGATAAGCCAGAGATTTCGTGTGCACTGAAGACGGTGTGTGCGGGCTCGGTACAGCCATTCCTCTGATAGTTACTACCCGGTGATGAAATGTTACCTTGTTGGCACATCTGCGACACCTTTAGGGTGCGGTCTATTGGACCGTACGGCTCGACGGCGCCAATATCGTTTAGGCGATCGGGTCGCATGTAAGTGGCATGACCGGTTTTTGTTTCAAGCTGATACGCGCACTGTGCGGGGCAGAAAGTGCACGTCAAATTTCCATTATTGGTCGGACCTGTGTGAAACGCAGTACAGTCATCCATTTGGTCGCAGTGCTCCGAACAAATACCTATACCAAGAGACGAATTCACTTCCAGCGTTTCCTTCTTTCCGTTCTTAAACGTATCGCAACAGGCAACATTCGCATAGCCTCCGACTGAACTATTGTTCGATTTCACGTTAGAATAATCCGAAGAGGTCACCATTGACTCCAGGCTGCACGATCGATTGTCCGTGTCCACGCCGCTACTTGCAAACCCACCAGCCTGACAAGCGGCGTGTACATACTGAGTTGCTGTCGGTGTGGTACACGTTGTTATTTCGGTATTCAATCCAACACTCGAAATATCTCCGGGTACACACGGCACGCTTGCAAACTGAGATTCGTCAGGAACTGAGCAGCTTTCAAATTCCGTGTCGCTGCCTGGATTATCAATTGTTCCCGGCAAACACGCAACAGATGTGTACATGCCATATTGATTCGGTCGAGTACATTGTATCTTATCGCATTGACCCTCATCCGTCGAGCCCCCAACAAATGACCCAGGATCTGTCCCGCCGGTGCCTTCGACACAACTGCTTTGCTTCGATGTATTTGCAATGTACACTCCTTCACTTGCGTCGCACGTGATGTCCGATTCGCAATCTTCGACATTCGTGTCGACCCCATCCACTGATACCAAGGTGTAGTCTAATGTCTCGGTCGTAGATGTGGTGCTCATCTTGACAGTTTTTGCCGTATCCGCATCCGTTCCAGATTGAGTCTCGTCGTTGCCGCCAGTCGTTACACGAACACTTGCTCCGGTGATACGACTACCGCAACAATCGGCGCGATTTTTCAAGGTGACTTCCAGTTTGCCCGGCGGCGCCGAGAAGTCGGCAAGAAGTCTTGCTTGCCCATTAGTGCCACGTCGTAGAGAGTGGCACAGCCCATCTCCCGTTATGCCGTCGAAGCAGTTTGCCGCTGAAGTAGTTGCATTATAAGGTCCTTCCGGAAAACGCAAGTTTGTAAAGGTCACCGGCAAACCGTTGATTTTTGCCTCAATTTGTTGTAAATTAAGATACTCTGTAACCGGCTCGATGCGAAGCGTGTAGATCGGAAAGGACTCGTACTCGCATGCCGATGCGGCGTATTGGCCAGTAGGTATACTGATGGTGCACTGCTCAGTCGGACAGTCTCCAGTAGAAGGCGATCCTTTGTCGAACGACCCATCCGTACCCGCCGTACCACCGCTACCTGCGTCACAAACGCTGTGAGTCGACCCGTTTAGGTACACGTCCTCTACGGAAGCAGTGCAGGAAAAGGAGCCGCAATCTTCAAATATCGTGTCGCTGCCTGCATTGTCAATTGTGCCCTGATTGCACGCAACGGACGCGTACTCTCCACTGCTAGAAGATGTAGTACAGTCTACGTACTCACAAGTACCCGCCTCCGTCGAGCCCTGAATAAATTGTCCAGAATTTGTCCCGCCGGTGCCTTCGAAACAACTTCCCCGTTGAGACGCATTTCCAATGTACTGGTCTGCATTTGCGTTACAAGTTGTCAGCGATTCGCAATTTTCAAATTTCGTGTCGCTGCCTGCATTGTCAATTGTGCCCTGATTGCACGCAAAAGACGCGTACTGTCCACTGCTCGGAGATGTAGTACAGTCTACGTACTCACAAGTACCCGCCTCCGTCGAGCCCTGAATAAATTGTCCAGAATTTGTCCCGCCGGTGCCTTCGACACAACTTCCCCGTCGAGACGCATTTCCAATGTACTGGTCTGCATTTGCGTCACAAGTTGTCAGCGATTCGCAATTTTCAAATATCGTGTCGCTGCCTGCACCGTCAATTGTGCCCTGATCGCAAGCAACGGACGCGTACTTGTTGGGTTTGTTAAGTGTACATTCTAACTGTTCGCAATGGCCCACCGTCGTCGAGCCGGTGTCAAATGACCCTGAATGTGTTCCACCGACGCCGGGGATACAACTGCTCTGTTCGGACGTATCTAGAATATAGTGGTCTTCATCCTCGTCACAATTGATCTCTGGTGCGCACAAATCGAAAATCGTGTCTACCCCGTCGTTTACCACCGTACCGTACTCGCATGCCGATGCGGCGTATTTGCCAGTAGGTATACTGGTGGTGCACTGCTCAGTCGAACAGGTCCCAGTGGTTGCCGATCCACTCGTGAACAACCCTCCACCCGACGTACCGCCAATACCGGGTACACAGACAGAGAGTGTCGATCCTTGTAGATACACGTCCTCTACGGAATCAGTGCAGGAAAAGGAGCCGCAATCTTCAAATATCGTGTCGCTGCCTGCATCGTCAATTGTGCCCTGATTGCACGCAACGGACGCGTACTCTCCACTGCTAGAAGATGTAGTACAGTCTACGTACTCACAAGTACCCGCCTCCGTCGAGCCCTGAATAAATTGTCCAGAATTTGTCCCGCCGGTGCCTTCGACACAACTTCCCCGTCGAGACGCATTTCCAATGTACTGG